TCGCGGGATTTTGAGTCCCGAAGAATATAAGTGATTCCGATAATTTGAGATAGGCTTGGGCGCACCCTGGGCGCAGTATAAAAAAACGAAAGGGTAATTAAAAACTTCTTGACAAATAAGGTTATAGTTGTAAATAATAAATTATGGGAAGGGAATTTCAAGCAAAAGAAGTTGAGTATGTTACCGGCGTCAAGCGGATCCGTCTTTTTATGTGGATGGAGCGCGGTTTTTTTTCTCCCTCGATCTACAAGGCCACCAGGACTGGCGAGCGGAACGTATTCAGCACTGAGGATCTATATTTTATAGTCCTGTTCAAGAAGCTGGTGGAGGCGGGCCTTTCCCGGTCCGTGACTGCTGTACAAATCAAGAAATTATTCGGAGAGGCTATCAATTTCAAGTCTGTGAAGAAGCATATCGCAGGAAAGAACACCTTCGCATATTTCATTGTTGCGAGAAGGTTTGATGACGATGATACACTTGTTTCCATCCACCACATTCTTGATATGAAGGAAGAAGTCAATTACCTGCACCGCAAGACACAAGATTTTTACGACAAGGGATATGACCAGGTTTGCACATTAAACATTGGAAAGATTATCAATGAGGTTGATACGCGGATCAGTGAGCTAACCTGATTTTTTTTAAGCTCATTAGGTTATAATTGTAACCATAACTATGGAGAAAAAAATGAACCTGCTTCTGAAAATGAAAATTATGGAAGTTGCGGAAAATCAGTGGAAATTTGCGCAGTCTATCGGCCTTCATCCCTCGTATCTGTCACAGATCATTCGCGGGGCCAGGCCGGCACCGAAGGAGCTTCAGCAGAAGATAGCGAAGGCCCTGGGTTGCTCTGTGGAGGAAATCTTTCAGGAGGCTTGACAATGGAACTCATTGAAATCGCCGAGGCCGCTACCAGGTTCAATTGCTCAGGGCGCAAGATAATTATGGCGATCCGGCGCGGCGAGCTTCCAGGCTATCGACCAGGACGGAAAATCAAGGTGGTGCCGGCCGACGTTGAGGAGTGGATATTGACGCGCTGCCGGGTAAAACCGAAGGTGACGCAGACCGGGCGAGGCCGCACCAGGCAAACTATTTTGAACGGGAAGGTGTGGAAATGAGCAAAGAAGATCCCATAGGAGCCGAGATACGCAAGAGGGCGAAGCAAGCGGGGCTGGGGTGGGAGATTGAGATAATCCCGCATTTCAGCGGCGCAAAGGTCCGAATCTGGAGGCTCATCCAGGATAGATGGGGGAGGGCGCCGGTGGGGTTCATCGGATCGCAGACCGATGAGGAAACGCTCCGTTTTCTGCGACTTAAAAAATAACTTGCCGAGAGGGACGGCCAACAGGGAGAAAAGGATGAATACCGAAATCATACAAGCCGCCCAGGCGCTTAAGGCTGCGGGCTATTCTCCGCTTGCCATCATAGACGGCGAAAAGAGGCCGTCCCACACATGGACCGAGTTTCAGATCAGGCCCATGACAGATCAGGAAATCAATGTCAATTTCAGAAACGCGCAGAAGATCGGCGTTGCGTGCGGCTCCGGCTCCGGCAACCTTGAGTGTCTTGATTTCGATGAACCTGGACTATTCGCACCATTCCTGGAACTGCTGGCCACCCGATGCCCGGAGCTGGCCGAGAAGATCCAGACGATCACCCGGCAGACGCCATCTGGAGGCTATCACTTAATATATAGATGCAAAGAGCCGATTCAGAAAAATCTTAAACTTGCCTGCAAGGAGGGAACTGGTGACGACCTTGTTCTGATCGAGACCAGAGGTCAAGGCGGGCAATTCGTTTCCGCACCCTCCCCAGGCTATACGGTTATTAAAGGGTCGTTGTTGACCGACTGCCCGATCATGACTGCCGAAGAACTGGAGATAATACACGACACGGCGCGGGCATTTGATCGGCGTCACTCCAACACGGCACGACCTCGCCAGGACAAGACCGGCGATGCTCCCGGCCATCAATTCAATGCAGCGACCAGGATCGAGGATCTCCTCAGTGCGAATGGCTGGAAACCGGCAGGCAAGACAACGGCAGGGCAGGGCTGGACGCGGCCAGGAAAGGAACAGGGCGTTTCCGGCGTGCTGCTGGATGGTACAGGCAATTTTTATGTCTGGAGCAGCAACGCGGCGCCGCTGGAGCCAGGGCGCAGTTATGACGCTTTCGCCATCTACACATTCTACGATCATAATGGCGATTTTTCAGCAGCAGCGCGGCAGTTGGCGCAGGATGGATTCGGCAGCAGCACTGAAACGATTTATGAAGATTGGGAACCGATCATCAAGGAATGGCCTACGCTTCCTGAGAAGGCGCTGCATGGTATCGCGGGGGAATTCACCAGGCTTGCCACCAGGAGCAGCGAGGGGGATCCTGCTGCGGTCCTTGCCACCTTCCTTGTCCGTGTCGCCGTTGAGTTTGGCAACGGTCCCACCCTGCATGTCGGCGATACGATGCACAAGGCGCGGCTGACGGCTGTCCTTGTTGGTGATTCCTCAAAATCCAGGAAAGGGACAAGCTCTCATCCTGTTCTACGATTGTTTGAGCAGGTAGAGAACAAGGCACGATATTCTCCTGGGCCATTCTCCAGCGGCGAGGGGATCATTAACGCAGTCAGGGACAAGGTTGAGAAATGGATTGATAAGGATCAGGCTTATGTCGTTGTCGATCCCGGTGAACCTGACAAGCGGCTGTTCGTCCTTGACGAGGAATTTGCTGGCGCCATGGCGCAGACGAAGCGGGAAGGAAACACTCTCAGCATGGTGATACGGAACGCCTGGGACAATGGGAACCTGGATCCGCTCACCAAGACAAACAAGATCAAGGCCACCAATGCCCATGTCGGATGGGTTTCACATATTACGCTTTTTGAGCTTAATACGCGGCTGGATGAAGCGGAGGGATTCAACGGATTTGCCAATCGTATTCTGTGGGTCTGTGCCAGGAGGTCGAGGTTGGTCCCCTGGCCGGAGCCGATGCCGGAGGATGAACTGAACCGGCTCCGTATGCAGCTTGTCAGTATACTGGATCGAGTGCAGGAGAAGGGTTTCCATGTCCTGAAATGGAGCGCCGAGGCAAAGGAGGCATGGTGCAGCAAATACTATGCAGACCTGACCAAGGACCACCAGGGGCTTGTTGGATGCGTCATCAACAGAGGCGAGGCACAGGTTGTGCGGCTGGCGATGATCTACTGCCTGCTTGACGGCTCTGACACCATCACCCTCGATCACCTGGAGGCGGCGCTTGCCTTCTGGTCCTACTGCGAACAGTCTGCACGATTCATCTTCCATGGGCGACAACGTGATCAGGTGGCGCAGCGGATCCTTGATGCGTTGGTCAATGGTCCTATGACCTCCACCGAGATCCACCGGCTGTTTGATAGTCATGTCAGCCGGGAGCGGATAGAGACCTCCTTATCCGAACTGTCAGCAGCAGGTCGTGTTGTGCATGAGAAGATCAAGACCAAGGGTCGTCCCGTAACCCTCTGGAAATTACATACGCCATGCGTAAAAAGCGTAAAAAGCGTAAAAAGGTCGTCCACCGATGAAGAATCAGAACTTAATACGCTTAATACGCTTAATACGCAGGGGATAAATAAAAATCAGGCCAACGAGGTCAGGTTGTGAACGGGATCCAGATACTCACCCGGCTTGTCGATGCCGGGATCTCTTGCCGGATGGATGGTAACGAGATCGTCCTGGCGCCTGCTGATCTGGTTACGACTGAGATAAAGGATATCATTCTGGCGAACAGAGGCGCGGTTGTGGCGGCGATCAGGAACCCATTCCCTGAATGGTGCCATGGGCAGGCTTGTTCAAATTTCGAGACTATTGATCTACCGAGGCGCGGACCGACACCCGGTTGTGTGATTCGGGAACCTGACCAGGAGATATGGCGAAGGTTGGACAGGATGACCGACTGTCCGATGAAAAATAAAGTTGGGTTCAAATGAACCTACCCTGGCCGTCATGGCCGCAAACGCAAAACGGAGGACACATGGAGACAATGCACAACGAACAACGAACCCTGATGCTTCCAGCGCCGCCGAACCTGGATTACCGAGACGCAATCGTACTCAGGTTTGAGCGGGTATGGTTGGCGTTGCAGATGCTCACGGTCCGGCGTCAAAAGGAAGAACGCGAGGCGAAGGAGGTTCACGATGCAGCGAATTAAATTCGGTGCAGAAACGACCAGGAGGATTCTCAATGCCACCTGTCCTGGGTGCGGGGTGAAGCAAGGGGAACATCACCGGGACGGCTGCGCGGTTGAAATCTGTCCTATTTGCCATCGGCAGGTATTGTACTGTGGATGTAACCAGAAATCGGAAAAAAACGGAGGTGAAAGATGCAAAGAGTAAAATACACTGGCGAAACGCCGGAATGTCCTCTCTGTGCTACGGGTTGGGGTGAACTTCACCGGGACGGTTGCTTGTTGGAACTCTGTCCCGCTTGCGGGGGAAGGCTTGCGTACTGTCACTGCATGGCACTGGACCCTGATGCAGCGCACCGGGTCCAGGTTGGCCTGGCTATCCCGATCACCGAGATAGAGAGCGAGGCCGCGGCGAAAAGGTTCCTCACTGACCCATCGGCATCCTACTACCGAGAAGCTATCGCCATCAAATATGTCTTCCTGATGCTGGCGCAAGGTGGATCACCGGAGGACATAATGAAGCTGGAAACTGAATATCCGTATCAGGTCCAGGCTGCGCGTGAACTGTTTCGACTGTGCGGCATGGAACAGGTTGGAAATAAAGCTGATTATTCGGCTTAACTTGTACTTTTGCCTTGACAAAAATCAGACAATTAATAAAATAGGATTAGGGGAACAATTGGCCTGACCGGGACGGGCCATTCAAACACTTCAAGGAGACTGCACAATGACGAAAACAGAGATCCAGGAAAAACAAAACGAGCTTACCCGGAAGCTCAGGCAATTCCAGGCACTTAAGAAGGCCGAGAAAACCGATGAAGCCAGGGCGCAGATGCGCGTCGATATGGCCGAGTTGGACGAATTGAACCGCCAGCTTGCCGAGCTTGAGCTTGCCGAGGCCGAGGAATCCCGCAGCAACAACGGGCCGGTGCCTGGCGAGAATGAGAGCGGCGCACTGATCGAGAGCAGATCAGAAACGGCAACCATTGCACCTGCTGGCGCTGACCGGAGTTTCAGGAAGTTGTACCGGCTGGAAGGCGTAACCCTGGACACCGGCGGCTTCCGGTCCCATTCTGAATTTCTCGATGTCCTGTTCGGTGATCGGCACGATCCCCGGCTGAAACGGGCGATGGACCAGACGACCAGCACGGGCGGCGGCTTCGCCGTGCCTTTGGCGTTTTCTCAGAAATGGTTCGACAACGCGCTGATTGATGAAATCGTGCGCCCGATGTGTTCGCTTTGGCCGATGGATTCCAGAACCCTTTCCATCCCGGCATGGGACACGGCAAACCGGAGCAGCGGCGACCTGGCAGGATTTGAACTGACCTTTGTTGCCGAAGGCGGGACCGCATCCAGGCAGACCGGGAAAATGCGGCAAATGATGCTCCAGGCATGGAGCGCCTATATTTTCGGGCAATACTCCATCCAACTCCGTGACAACGGCGTGGACTTTCCTGCACAACTTGATGGCATCATTACCAAATCCCTTGCGTATGGTTTAGACAAAAATTTCCTTTTCGGAAGCGGCGTAGCCCGTCCCCAGGGTTGTCTTTCCGATGGGAACCCCGCTCTGATCGTTCATTCCAAGGAAACCGGGCAGGTTGCGGATACGATTGTTTTTGAAAACCTCACCGGCATGCTTACCCGGTTGGCCCCTGGCAGTCACAAAAACGCTGTCTGGTTGGCGAATCACGGCACTTTCGGGCAGTTGATGCAGCTCAGTGTTCCGGTTGGCACAGGCGGTTCCCATGTCCCGGCGCTGAAAGAGAGCAACGGCGGCTGGACCCTGTTCGGGAAAAAATGTATCTTCTCTGAACTCCTGCAACCTCTGGGCGACCAGGGCGATATAGCCTTGTGTGACCTCAGTCAATATGCAGTTGGCATGCGGAAGGAATCCAGCATCGAGAGGACAAACGCTGTCGGTTGGTTGCAGAACATGGAAGACTTCCGGCTGTCCGTCCACTTCGACGGCCAGAGCTTGTGGAACAGTGTACTCACCCCTGAGCATGGACCAACGATGAGTCCATTCATCGTGTTGCAGGAAAGAGCTTAATAGGTGCGGCGGGCTTTCACGATTGAGCCTGCCGAACAAGGGCGATGTCTCCCGCCCGGTCCCCCGCTGAACCTCGTCAAGGAACTCATCCTCCCTTGGCGAGGGGAAGCACCGTCCGATGGCCTCCCGATCCATCGGGCAAAAATGCTGGTGAAGTTTCCTTCCAGATTCGTCACCAGCCGTCCTCGCCGGTTCACTGCCTGAACATGGCGGGGACATCTTGTCCATACTCGCTGGTCAGCTTCTCCGGCGATCAAGGCGGCAACGATTCCACCGCCGGGGCCTGGGGGCTATGCCTTCGGGCCTTTTTTATTTAAGGAACAATGGACAAGCTGTTGACCCCGCGTGAAGCTGCCGAGATATTGGGTATCTCACACAAGGCGCTGCTGCGAATGATTAACCGGAGAAGGATTGAATATATCTGGGTTGCCGGAAGCAAGGGATACAGGTTGGAAAAAAAAACTTTGGACGACTACCTGACCCACCGGCGCGAACAAGCGGACACGGAACCATGAAGGGACCACGCCGGGTCGATATTCTTACAGCTGAAAACATGGGGACCATCAGGCGTCCCCGTCTGATATAACGTTTCCAAAAAAAAACTTGGAGGACCAAAATGCGCAAGCGACCAAATTACAACACGAACGCCGGTCTGCGAGAGGCTGCATCGGGCAAAATTCCTGAAAAACCTGATCATATAGCCTTGCGTCCACAGGATGCGGTCCACTGGTTCGAGATCCTCGAAACCCGTCCCGCTTCCAGTTGGAACGACTCTGATTTAACCCTGGCCGGCCAGCTGGCACGATGCAGGGCAGATATTGAGACGGTCCAGGCTTCGATTGATGAAGAAGGGCTTTTTTCTGACCCGCAGAAGCAGGCATTTCTTGAAAAGCTGACCCGGCGGGGGATAGCACTTGCCAGACTGCTGGGTGCCAATTCTGCAAAATCTATCGGGGCGCTTGATGAAATCTCCAAAAGGACCGGCTTGTCGCGTAGTGTCATGCGGAAATTGGAGGAGCTTCACGAAAAAGATGATCTGTTTGCCCGACCTTTTTGGCTGGACGATCCCGTGGAACCCTGACCAGGCCACCCCGTAAAGTTTGGAGTGTTGGCCGTAGACCGGATGGCCCAGGGAAGCACGTACGTGGTCATTTAGGATATTTGATTTGACACGGTCCTTCCCTCCGTGATAACCTGATATTGTCGAACGGATAAGGTGATTGGCCGCACCTAAACGGTCATTTTTTATGGACATGCTGCAAGACTCCTGGATACCGCGAGGTCCGGGGCGCCCTTATCCGGCGCGACAGGTCTTGCAGCATTTTCATTTGGAGGATGGTCATGGATGGAAGAAAGTATTTTGTGCAAGTCTCAGATGACAGCATGTCACCGGAATTTTTACCGGGGGATCACTTGGTAATTGACCCGGACCGGATCCCTGAACCGGGAAAGTTTGTCCTGGCCGGCCTGGCGATCATCAGACGGCTGAGTGAGGACGGCGCTACGCTGGAACCGCTTAACCCCAAATTTTCTCCTATTCCTGCCGCTGCGTTTGAGATCATGGGGGTTGTCTGCCAGATGAACCGGGAGGTGACGCCATGAAAGCATTATTGCGGAACATGCTTGATGGAACAGAGATAGAGGTCCGGGCCACCACCGACCACCCAACGTCATCCTATGGGCAGGAGGTATGGGTTGACGGAAACGGGGAAAGCTACGGCCAGGTATCGCTTGGGCCACCCTGGGGGTATGAGCTTGCCGGCCTGTGGGCTGACGATACGGATTAACTGATTCACACAAAGCATTTCCTGAACCCTGGGCGCTTGCCTGGGGTTTTTTATTTCCAGACGTTATATATCGGAACCTGGACATGAAGGGAAAAAAGTTATTTCGGAAAAATTCCGAGATAACTCCGATCCTATTGTCACGAAACGTGATAATAACCCCGATCCTATTGTGGCTGACAGCCATAATAACCCCTCACCCGACCAGGAAGAATCTATTGGTACGAAACGTACCGGAAACCGTCCTGGAAAATCAGGACACTTGTTGGAATTGATAGGTTGTGCAAATAGTTGCACAAGCTTAGCCGTCCCCAAAAATGGGGTGGGCCGAAAACGGATAGGACCAGTTCTGGTCCTGTGCCGTGTTACCAGATCTGGTAACGCCACCTGGGCCGGGTTGATGATGTTGGAATTTTGTTCAGGCAAATTTGCCTTAACAGATTATGACATCGTAACTTGATCAACAGCTTTCAATTTATGCTTGTCGAGCAAGTGGGTATAACGCTGCACCATCTGCATCGTCTTGTGGCCGAGGATCTCTGCCAGTGTTCTGAGATCAACACCGGACATGATCATCCATGACGCTGCTGTATGCCGCATGTCGTGCATGGTGAAATCCTTGATATTGGCAACGCCCAGGGCGTGTTCAAATGCACTTCTGAAATGAATACTGGGGCGCATCCTTACCATGTTGGAGATCTTCCCTGGCAGGAAAACATAATCATCTGCCGAGCAGTCACCGGCGGGCATGATGTCGGCCAGCACTTCGACTGCCTGGACTGTGAGCGGCACCCGGCGCGGCTCTGTCTTTGTTTCGGTCAAATCGATCATACGTTTATCGAGATCCACTTGATTCCATCTCAGACCGGCGCCTTCACTTGGGCGCATTCCGGTTTGCAGTTGCAACGCTACATAGTGATAGAGCTTCGGGTTGCGGCTCTTTTTGCAGGCATCCAGCAGGCGCAGTATCTCATTTTCTTCCAGCATCCGCAGCCGGCCAGGGGTGAGCTTGGGTCGGCGAACACCTTTTACCGGGTTGGCTACGTCATAGGCCCATTCTGTGATGGCGATGGTATAGAGATGGGAGAGTATGGAAAGCTCTTTCCTCAGGGTGGAGGCACTCACCATATTGATGCGGAGATTCTTGTACTGTGTCACCATGGGCGGGGTGACGCTGCGGAGCGTCTGGCTTGAGAAATGCTCTATGACCGGCGCTGCCGATCTGTGGTCCCGGTCCAGGGTGAGGGGTGCCTTCTGTGCGGACACTTCGTCCAGGTATCTATGCAGGGCGTCCTTGATGGTAAGATCATCTGGTGCGGCGTCACCGACAAAGCCACCGGAGCGGAGCGTTTCCTCGACATCCTCTGCCCATCTGCATGCCTCCGATTCCTTGTCGAATGTACGGGAAAGCGGTTTATGTCCCGCTATCCTTACTTCTGCCCGGTAAACCTGGCCGTGCTTGCGCTTCCGCAAAGAAATGGTTGCCATTAGGTGAGCCTAACTTCTGGGCGCAGTTTTGGGCGCAGTTGACATTTTTTTACGTTGTTTTTTGGCCTTTTTCTGTCTTGCTTCGTCTATTTAACATCAAAGCGGGATTCCGTCAACATGGCTCTGAATCCCGCTTTAATGCTGTATTTCATGGTGCCGGAGGTCGGAATCGAACCGACATGAGATTGCTCTCGCGGGATTTTGAGTCCCGAAGAA